GATGAAGATCGCTGGCGACTTGATGGAGTTGGTCGATGCGGACATTCAGTCGCGCAAGGACTGGACGGATACTTACGTCAAGGGCTTGGATGTGCTGGGGATGAAGTACGAAGAACGTACTGAGCCGTGGAATGGAGCGTGTGGGGTGTTCTCTACTGTGCTCACTGAAGCGGCCATCCGGTTCCAGAGCGAGACTATCACTGAGACGTTTCCGGCAGCGGGCCCGGTCAAGACGGAGATTATTGGAGCGATCGACCGGCTGAAGGAGGAAGCGGCTGAGCGGGTTCGGGATGATATGAACTACCGGTTGACTGAGGAGATGCCGGAGTACCGGCCTGAACATGAGCGGATGTTGTTCAACCTCGGGTTAGCGGGCGCGGCGTTTAAGAAGGTGTACAAGGACCCGGGCTTAGGTCGGCAGACGGCCATTTTCGTGCCTGCTGAAGATGTGATTATTCCCTACGGGTCGAGCGGTGCGCGCAGTGCCGAGCGGGTTACGCACATCATGCGTAAAACAAAGAATGACCTGAAGAAGCTGCAAGTGGCGGGCTTCTACCAAGAGGTGGAGTTGGGCGAGCCGGTGATGAACTTCACGGATGTGGAGAAGAAGAAAGCCGACGAGCAAGGTTACACACTGTCGGATGATGACCGCTATCAGTTGTATGAGGTGCAGGTTGAGTTTGACCTGCCCGGGCATGAGTCGGAGGATGGGGTTGCGCTGCCTTACATCATCACCATCGACAAGGGCACGAACAATGTGTTGGCCATCTACCGTAACTGGGAGGAGGATGATGAGACTCATCAGAAGCGTCAGCACTTGGTGCAGTATGACTACATCCCGGGCTTCGGCGCGTATGGCATGGGTCTTATTCACATCATCGGAGGCTACGCCCGCGCTGGTACTTCTCTCATTCGGCAGTTGGTGGATGCGGGCACGCTGAGCAACTTGCCGGGCGGGCTAAAAGCACGCGGCATGCGCGTCAAGGGTGATGACACGCCCATCGCGCCCGGAGAGTTTCGAGATGTTGATCTCCCGAGCGGGGCCATCAAGGACAACATCATGACGCTCCCGTACAAGGAGCCGAGTCAGGTGTTGTTGGCACTGCTTAATCAGATTACCGAGGAAGGTCGGCGCTTGGGGTCCATCGCGGACATGAAGGTCAGCGACATGAGTGCCCAGTCTCCTGTGGGGACTACGCTGGCGTTGCTTGAGCGGCAGCTCAAGATCATGGGGGCTGTCCAAGCCCGCGTGCACAACTCCATGAAGCAGGAGTTCAAGCTGCTCAAGAACATCATCCGCGACAACATGCCGGAGGACTATGACTACGAGCCGGTGGGTGGTGACCGCACGGTCAAGCAAGCGGACTACGACATAGTTGAGGTTATTCCAGTCAGCGACCCCAACAGCAGCACGATGGCCCAGCGCATCATGCAGTATCAGGCGGTCATTCAGTTGTCGCAGGGCGCTCCGCAGATTTATGACCTGCCGCAGTTGCATCGTCAGATGATTGAGGTCCTAGGGATAAAGAATGCAGAGAAGTTGGTGCCCATCGAGGACGACCAGACTCCGCGTGACCCCATCAGCGAGAACATGTCGTTCCTCAAAGGGGAGCCAACGAAGGCGTTTATTTATCAGGACCACGATGCACACATTGCGGTGCATACGACGTTTATGGAGGACCCCATGATTGCGCAGCAGATGGGGCAGAACCCGATGGCGCAGCAGATGATGGCAGCAATACAGGCACACCGTGCGGAGCATCTGGCTTACCTGTATCGCAAGAAGATTGAAGAGCAGATGGGTGTTCCGCTGCCCAAGCCCAACGAGAAGCTTCCGGAGGAGTTGGAGGTTCAGTTGTCGCAGTTGGTGGCGCAAGCGGCTAACCAGTTGCTCCAGCAGAACAAGGCGCAGGCGCAACAAGCGCAAGCGCAGCAGTTGGCGCAAGACCCGCTCGTGCAGATGCAGCAGGCTGAGTTGCAGATCAAGAAGCAGGACGCTGATACCAAGTTGCAAAAGGTGCAGGGCGACTTGGCCATCAAGCAGCAGGAGTTGCAGCTCAAACAGCAAGAAGCTGGTGGTGGGCAGCCGCAGGAAGACCCCGCGGTCATGGCCATGCGGCACCAACAGGAGATGCAGAAACACCAGCAAGAAATGGCCAAGCAACAGCAGGCACTACAGATGTTGCAGCAGCGTCACAGCCAAGAGATGGCCCACGGCGGGCAGGTCCACCAGCAGAAGCTGGACCACACCGAGCGGGGCCACAAGCTGAGTACCGCGCAGCAGATTCAGCAGATGCTGATGGCGCAGGAAGTGGCTAAGAAACAACCGCCCGGAGGTGAGAAATGAACGAGTTTGAGCTGCTGATAAAGCAGAACACGGAGTTCCGCCAGCAGGCGGTAGACAAGCTTTGTACTGGTGCAGCTAAAGACTACGCCGAGTATCGGGAGTTGGTGGGGGTTATTCGAGGTCTTGACCACGCCAGCTACAACATACAAGACCTCAAACTTCGTATAGAAAGAGCCAACGATGAATGAAATACTCATAAGTCAGGACGGTGCAACAGCTACTGTACTTCCCGCCACGACTGAAGAGAAAGCGCGCCAAGTTCCCGACCCCGTCTCGTTCAACCTGCTCTGCATGTTGCCCAAGGCGGACGAGCGGATTGAAGGAACCGACCTCATTAAGACCAGCACCATGATGCACCATGAAGAAATACTGTCGCCAGTATTGTTCGTGGCCAAGATGGGGCCGGACGCATATAAGGACGGGAAGCGCTTCCCAAGCGGGCCAAGCTGTAAGGTAGGAGATTTCGTCCTAGTTCGCCCCAACACCGGTACCCGGATGAAGATTCACGGCACTGAGTGGCGGCTGATTAGTGATGACTCGGTAGAAGCAGTTGTGCAAGACCCCCGTGGTATTGAACGCCCGTAAGGAGTAATTTATGGCTGAAATAGAAAAAACTGAGTTTGAGTTTCCAGATGAGATTGAAGCAAAACAGTCGAAGGCTGGCGGTCGGGTAGTAGAACCCGAGTCCGAGCCGGAGATTGAGATTGTTGACGATACCCCGGAGGCGGACCGTAACAAGTCTGCGCTGCCCACGCCCCCGGAGGATGTGACCGAGGAAGAGCTGTCCCGATATACCGACAAACGGTTGAAGGAACGGTTGGCACATCTTGGCAAGGGCTACCACGACGAGCGGCGGGCCAAGGAGGCTCACGCCCGGGAGAAAGACGAGGCTGTTAAGTTGGCCAGAGCGGTTATTGAGGAGAACAAGAAACTCAAGGGTTCTCTCAATACTAACCAAGAAGCCTTACTGGAGTCGGCCAAACGGGTTGTGTCCGATGAGTTTGAAAAAGCCAAGGACAAGTACAAGAAAGCCTACGAGTCGGGGGATTCTGATGCCCTGATTGAGGCCCAAGACGGTCTTACTATTTCTCGGATGAAGCTGGAGAGGGTTAATAACTACACACCTCCTCCTTTACAAGAGGATAAAAATAGTGTACAAACCGACGAATTCGCGCAAACTGCGCCTGTTGACCAGAAAGCGGAGCTTTGGAAATCCCAGAACCCGTGGTTTGGCCAGAACAGGGAAATGACTGGCTATGCGTTTGCGTTGCATGAAAAGCTGGTCGTAGAAGATGGTATGGACCCGACTTCTGATGAGTACTATAGACGGCTCAACGGACGGATTCGACAAGTGTTCCCGGAGAAGTTTGCCCCCGTAGAACCCGCTGATGCACCCAACTCTCAGCGCCCGAAAGCAAATGTAGTTGCACCCGCAACGCGCAGCACTGCACCTCGAAAGATCGTGCTGAATGCAACGCAGGTACAACTCGCTAAGCGGCTTGGCGTTCCTCTGGAACTCTATGCTCGTAAAGTTGCGGAAGAAATGAGGAAATCATAATGGCTGAACAAAATCGTATGAGTCGTGCTCTAGATAGTCGTGAAAAAGAAGCTCGTCCCCGTAAAAAATGGACACCAGCAGAACTTTTGCCCCATGTAGAACCTGAACCCGGTTTCGATTTCCGTTGGGTTAGAACTAGCTTTAACGGTGTAGCTGATGCCAGAAATATTTCCGCAAAATTCCGCGAGGGTTGGGAGCCTGTAAAGGCTTCGGAACATCCTGAAGCGCATACTTTTAGCGAGGCAACGTCTCGGTTCAAGGATGCGATTGAAGTAGG